GTGGAGGACAAGACGCTGGGCGATGCTCTCGACGAGATCTATGAGCTTCGCGTCCTACTGGCTGCTGAGGCCAGGATCCTTGAGGCTCACCTCGACTACAAGACCTTCCCTAAGTCGCGCCGGGACATAGCTGAGGCATCAGTGGAGCGCATGCGCGAGGGTGCCCGCGGCGCCGTCAGGACGCACAACGCGGACGGCGCTCGTCGTGAGTTCCGGAACGTGACCGGTGGCGACACGCTGACGATGCACCAGTGGCAGTCGGAACCACGAAGGTCAGCATCATGACCGGACACCACCACAGAAGAACGAACGCCGCAGACAAGCGGCAGGAAGCGAGCAAGCCGTGAGCAAGTCCAGCATCACGACGGTCGAATACCTGGATGCTGACACTGGCGAGTGGTTCCCGGTTGGTTGGGGGATGCCACCCGGTACGTTCGGCTGGATGCTTGAGGGTCGCGCCGCCGGAACCTACCGGGTGATCCAAGAAGCCTTTTGACCGAGCCCCGAAGTACAGCCCCCGTCTCGCCAAGCGGGGGCTTTCTTCGTGCGCTCAGACCACTCCCCCGCACCAGACGTTTTCGCCCCGCTCGGCGTGCTTGCGCCACGCCGTGTGCGCGGTCTGCTGCGTCGCCGCGCGGCCACGCTTCCCGCACTCGCACACCCACATGACGAACAGCCCGTCGACGTCCTCGTCCGGCATGAGCTCCTCGAGCGCGTGGTCCATCACGCTGCCTCCCTCGAGAGGACGCGACGGCAGAGCATGGGGTCCAGCGCCCACCCCTCCGCGGACATCACAGCGTGGCGGAGCAGCTGGTAGTACCGCGCCGGCCGCAGTCCGAGCTCGTCGAAGATCAGCGCCTCCTTGTGGCTGGTGTGCCGGGGGTGACTGTTCTCGAACGCGAAGAGATCGGGGACGGTGGGCATGCGGACAGTGTCCCCCCAACCTCCGACATTCACGAGTGCGGGCGATGTCGGCGACCTGACGTAGTGTTCCTCTCGGCCGGGGAAGGGGACCGGTCTGTCATGGGGTCGAACAAGGTCAGCGATGAGATGCTGTCGCGCACGCTGTCGTCGGTGCCGCCGCAGACGCTCCCCCAGCAGGCGTTCGGGCCCGCACCGATCGAGTGGTTCGACCCGAAGCTTCCCGTGTGGGCGTGGGTGCAGTGGCCCAACCGTGCCGCCGAACGCGTCGAAGCGTGGGCGGTCGGCGCGAACGACCGGGTAGTCGTGCTCGAGGTGCCGTGCGACGGCGGGCACTGGCAGCCGGTGGTGTGGCGCAACGCGGTGACGGTGCGCCACCTCCCGGCTTAGCCTGCGGTGCCGAAGTAGATCGCCTCGCCGGTGTTGCGCATCGTCACGAGCACCTGCGCCGCGGTCACACCCTGCGGGACGATCTGCACGTCAGAGAACCGTGCCGACGCGGGCGCGTACATGTCGGAGATGTTGACGATGTTCTCCTCCGGCCCGCCCACGCCCATCGTGATCGCCTCGTACGTCTTCCCGTCGGAGCCGACGATGGCGAGATCCAGGTCGCTGCCCGGCTGGGCGGGGTACTCGAGCAGGCGCTCTGCGGTTCCGGTGTAGCCGAGGAAGATCGTCCCCGCCTCGGGGCGTGCGTAGACGAGGTAGTCCTCGTTGTCGCCGTACTTCGCGACGGCGTCGGCGAGGATCTCCTCACCCATGTCGTAAGGCTGGTCGATGGTGACCTTCCACGCGGGTCCACCGGCTTCACCGATGTCCTCGAACGTGTACGCCTGCCCGAACGGGATCGGGTTCTTCCGCGTCCCCTGCTCGGATGCCGCTTCCGCCACGGACGGGGCGGGAGTGGACGACGCGACCGGCGTCCCCTCGCTCTGCACTGCGGCCGGCGCACTGCACCCCGCCAGCACCGCCCCGATGACCGTAGCCCCCAACAACATCGCCCCTATGCGTTTCATGTGGCTGAGCGTACCCCGACAACGACGAAACGCCCCCGACACCTGCTCAAAGGCAGGCGCCGGGGGCGTTGTCGTGGATGGCGCTATCTGCGCACGGGTGATGCAGTCTCAGGTGTCGCATAGACTCGCGCGCATGGGAAAGCGCGGGCACGGCGGTTCGAACTGGTGGACGGACAGCACCGGGGGCGTGGCGCACTGGCTGGCCGTCGTGGCCATCGCGGGCATCGTTGCTGTCGTCGGTGTCGCCGCCCTCATCGGGCCGGGAAAGGGAACCCCCTCCGCGGACTACACCGCCCGACCCGCAGCGGCAGTCACGCCCACTCCCACGCCGACGCCGGTGGCTGAACTCACGCTCCCCGAGTCGCCCCGCGTGCTGATGCTCGGTGACTCCTACATGCAGGGCACCGGTGCCGACGACAAGGACCGCACGTGGGCTCGGCAGGTCGCCAACACCCTCGGATGGAACGCTGACATCGACGGAGTTGGCGGAACAGGATTCACCGTCGCCCAGAAGGCCGGCGGCACCTTCGCGGACCGCCTCGCCAGCCACGCCGGGACAAGCTACGACCTCGTCCTCATCGAGGGAGGACAGAACGACCACGCGGCTACCCCGGAGGCGCTGACCGACGCTGTTCGCACCACCGTTGAGCGCGCGAAGCAACAGTGGCCGAACGCCCGCGTCGTCGTCATGGGCCCGGCCGCGCCCCAACCCCTGGGCGACATGCTCGGACGCATGGCCACCCCGATCGAGAACACCGCACGGCAGCTCGATGCCCTCACCATCAACCCCGTCGCATCGAAGTGGATGACCGAGGCAAACAGCGAGGGGTTCGACTTCGACGGCGCGCACGTCAACCAGGCCGGCCACGACTACATAGCCGGCCTGGTCTCCGAGCAGTTCCGCTCCTGGCTGACGCCCGCCTAGGCGGACACCACCACCGCACCACCCGACAGCGCCCAGTCGCCGACACCGGTCACCGCGAAGCTGTGATCAAGGACGGTCGACCCATCTCCCGCGAGGATCACGAGCTGCTTGATGGTCGAGCCTTCGATAGCGACTCGGCTGCTGGTAGCGCCAAGGCGCAGCTGAGCGGCGGAGTTTCCGCTGAGCGGGTTCGTGGTGCTGCGTCCGGTGTTGGTGGTGCCGTACTGCGTCCACGTCGCGCCACTGTCGAGTGATGTCCAGAACGACTGCGTGCCCGCCGCCCGGTCGACGTCCGAACGCAGGCTGATGACGCCCTGCGCGTTCGGGGCGATCGCGGCGGCTTGCGTTCCGGCTGCACCGTTGGCGTCCTGGAAGAACAGCTTTCCGTTCCCGTCGAGAAGGAACTGCCACACCCCGGCCCCGGACTGCCACCGGCTGACGAGCGCCCGGTACTGCTCAGTCGAGGTGAGAGACGGGATCTTCACGTCAATGAGACGGATCGACATCTTGTCGAGCGCCTGCAGTGCCGTGCTCGGAGCCAAGCTCGCAACCGATCCTGTCGACGGGAGGGACAGCAGCCCCTTTGCCCCTACCGCGGCGCGTGCCGGGATGCGGTGCGAGGAGCTCGCGCGCACGAATCCGCGCTCGATGAGCAGTTCGGCGAGACGGCGGGCAATCACGCGATGACCCAACGCGTTGTAGTGCGGGTCGTTCGAAGCGCGTCGCAGGCTGGTCGGGACGATGCCCGCGGCGATGTCGGTGGCGTCCTGCGAAGTGGGGGTGAGACCTTCGTCGGCGAGACCATTGAGGCGGACGTACTCGGCCATATCGAAGAACTGGTCGGGGTATGCAGCCTTCCACTTCGCGACCTCCGTGTTGTATCCCGTGGGGTCGCTCCCCGACTGTCCGCGCGACATGGCGAGCAGAACGAACCGGGTGGGGTCAGAGAGGTAGGCGCTCATCATGGCGACGTCTTTGACCTGGTCGCCACCGTTGAAGCCGCCCATGTAGATCTGCACGGAGTCCCGCCAGGCGGTGGACGCGATATCGCGCACAACCGCGCCCGAAGCCGGAACCGAGATCGGCTGGGGGTTACTGCCCAGCGCGGCTGCTACGCGTTGCATTGTCCACGTGTTGTTGATGTGGAACAGGTCGACCGTGACACCCATGAACGACACGTTTCGGAACGTGCCGATGTTGCCCTTCGTCGTGGCGGCCGGGTTGAACCCCGACACGTACGTCTCGTCGATGGTGACGGCGAACTCGGTCGTGTCGATGGGAATGACGCCACCGGGCACCTTGAAGCGGGGTGCGTATCCGCCCTGGCGAAGGGAGATGTCGCTTGTGCGCTCACCGGCGATGGACGGGTTGAAGCCCGAGAGTCCGAGGTAGTCGCAGACGAGACTGCCGTAGGGGGCGTATCCGCCCTGGTTCAGCGCCGTCATCGAGTCGCCGTAGAACGATGCCCGGGTAACGGCGCGACGGCTGGCGCGGATGACGTCGAGCAGCGCGTCGACCGTAGCCTTCGTGTAAAGAGTTGCGCTCATGGATTTACGCTCCGATCGTGACGGTGCCGTTGCCGTTGTCGACAAACGATCCCTGGTTGAGAGTTACGGTGCCGTCACCGTTGTCGGTGTACCCGCCGCCACCGCCCGAAGCGGCAATGGCAGCAGCAATCGTGGCCTTTTGCGCCACCGCGAACGCCGAGGACGGGTCCGCCTGCACGGTCGCCATCACGGCATCCGACACGCTCACCGCATCGTCGATGGACGCGGCCACGGCTTCGATCCGGTCCAGCGTCACCTGATCGGTGGACGCCCACCCCAGGTCCGGGAACAGGGTTCCCCCGTCACCAACCTTCATCCGCCGCAGCGTCGTGTCGATGCCGATCTCACCGTCCCTCAACGGGACCGTGGACGACGCCCACTGCGCGGTCGTACCACGCTTGTGCTGGATCGGGCCAACGAGATTAGCCATGTCGAGCCTCCTGCTCCTGCCGCACGGCGGCGCGTTCTCTGTGTGCGCCAGACAGCGCAGGGTAGGTAAGAGCGGCGGCGGCCCACACAAAGAGGACCGCCGCCAGCACCCGGATCACTCGTTGTGAGCGCCCCGGTTACGGAACGCCGTACGGTGCGGATCAAGAGCCGCCTGATACGCCTCCCGCGTGGACGTGCTCGCATCCGGCAGGGACGCGTAGATCGGCTGACGGGCGACACCCAACAGCCACCCGAACCGCGGCGCCACGTACGTCTCGAGCAGACGCGCACCGACGTAGTAGAGGAGCGCGAACGCACCCGACACGACGAGGGTCAGCGCACCCTCGAAATCGGGATCAAGGGTGATGCCGGCGGTCACGAACCACCCGATCACCGCACCCACGATCAGCGGGGTGAACGTGCGGACGATGGAATCGAACAAAGCTTTCATGGTGACCTCCCGGTCAGGTGGGGTTGATGGTGTCTTCGAGCCCGTCCGGCAATGCGTCCGGGGAGATGCCGGCCATGCGCAGCCGGTACGCGAGGATGCCGGCGTGCTCCTGCCAGGCAATACGGCGGCCACGCTCGTCGTCGGCGCGTTTCTGCTCCGCAGCCGCGCGGGCGAGCGCCTCGTCACGCTGCCCGATGATGTCGTTCTTCCGGTTCGTCTCACGGGTCGATACGCCACGGCGCACCTTCGACGCGATGTCAGCGAGCTCACGCGCGAACGCGCCCAACCCGCCCGCCCCCAGGCACGCAACGAGGATCGCGACGATGTTGACGTCCTGCACGGTTACTCCTCTCGTGCAGCGACGTTCGCCGTCCGCCTCCGAAGCGACTCCGCGATCCGGTCCGTGAAGCTGTGCACCTTCGGATCCGTCCCGAAGATCTGCAACTCGATGTAGCGGCGAAACATCTGGATGATCGCGTAGAACACCAACGTCGTCGCCACACCCGCGGTGACGGACTGGAACAGGGTGTTCCCCAGCACGACGAAGTAGATCGCCGCGCCCGCGATCGCTGCGACGTCCGCGGGCGGCTCGAGGATCCAGATGCGCGTGATGCGCCCCACCATCCCCATACCGCCCCCGACGAGCAGGAACCCCGCCCACAGCGGCACCAGCCACTCCGCGCCGGAGAGCTCGCGCTGCACGCTGTCGGGGGTGAAGAACAGGGCGTAGCACCCGCCGACGAAGATGATGAAGTACGCGACGATGTCGATGATGCGGATGGTCGCCTCAAGCGCCCGACGTTTCCGCTCGGGCACGGGGAACCGTTCCATCAGGACGGCCGGATCTGTGCGAGCCGCTGCGCGATTGCGTCCACCGTCGCCGGGCTGAGCGTCGCGGACGACGTGTAGTCGGCATCACCCCACACGGACGACGCGCGCACCTGATCGAACTCGTCCGGACTGATCTGCACAGCCGGGTCGATGAGCTTCGCCCACGCCGACTCCTGATCCGGGGTGAGGCTCTTGAAGTACCCCGCCCCGACGAGCGCGGTGCCACGGTTGTCGGCCTTCATCATCTTCATGGTCGGTTCTTCTTTCTCCTCGACCACGGTCGGGGACTCGAACGGCTTCGCACCGGTTCCAGCGAAACCGGGCGTCTCGGACATCAGGGGTTCCGGGTCGAGCGTCGCGTTCGACCCGAAGTTGTACCGCTGTGTGGCCCACACGGTCATGTGGACGTGCGCGCCGCCGGTCTCGGCGACGTTCCAGGACCAGTCCTCTTCGCCGTACCCGGTCGCCCCGGAGTACCCGACGACCTGGCCGCGCGAGACCCGCTCGCCCCGGCCGACCGCGCGGCGGGAGAGGTGCAGGTAACGGACGCGGCGCCCGTCGTCGAGGTCGATGGTCACGAACCGACCGGTCGCCGGGCCGATCGAATCGCCCGTGTCCACCACGCGACCGGACTCGGCCGCCGCGACCGGTGTCCCGATCGGGCAGAAGTAGTCGACACCGGGCTCGGTGGACGGCGGATTGCGGCGACGGTGCGTCGCCCACGACGTGGCCCGATTGAACGGGACAGGACGGATATAGCCCATGATCTGACCGCCTTTCAGGGGTGGAGGTAGTCGACGAACATGGCGCAGTTGGGACCGGCGGCGCCCTGCACCGCAGCGCCGGACTGGATCGCGACCTGCAGGGTGTCCCCACGCTGGAACCGGACCGTCGCGGACGCCGTTGCCGTGGGAGACGTGAACCACCCCGCGCGGGCGATGGACTGCGAGTTACCGGCGGCGAGGGTGACCCCGTTCCGCTGGATCTGCAGGTTTGTGTACGTCTCCGTGATTCCCGCGCCGGAGATCGCCGCGGCGACGGCCGCCACGACGTAGACGCCGGCGATGTCGCAGGTGAAAACGCGGCGGTTGTTCGTGGTGAAGCCCATCAGTTCACCCTCGAACGGGGTCTCCGCGTAGGTGATCGCGGCGAGCGTGGTGTCGAAGCCGTACGGGTCGATCCGCTGGTACGCGAAGTGAGGGAGGCCCTTGCCGCCGACGAGGACACCCGTCGTCTCCGCCGTGGTGCGGAGGTACAGGCGCCCCGTGTCGGTCTCGGAGAACAGCCACCCCACGGGCCACTGCGCCGTCGTCAGGTTGCCCCGCTGCGTCGCCGTGCCCTTCAGGATGCCGCCCGTCGACTCGGCGAAGTCCACCGCCGCCTGCAGGTCAGCGACCGTCTCCGGCGTGCTGTTGTAGATCGGCTTCCCGGTCGGGGAAAGTGAATGGCCCATCTGCTACCTCCATCTGATGCGCAGCGCCCCGGACATCCCGTCCTGAGCGAGGCTGGCGAACTTGTTGTAACCGCCCTGGTCGAGGCCGACGCCGTAACGCCCGCCACCACCCTTGAGCTCGTTGAACCACGCCTCCGCATTCGGAGGTGTCTGCCACCCGTTCGGCGGATCCCACAGGGTCCACGGCGACATCGCGGGGATGCCGCCCTTCCGCGCGTCGGAGTGCAACGTGAACCGCGGCTGATCGCCCTGGTCCTGCACCCGTGCGACGAAGAACTCGAGCGACACGAACACGGCCCCCGCGGGGATGGTGTCCTTGATCTGGTCGCCGTAGAACCACGCCCCGTACGTCGAATTCGACGCCCACGGTTGCGCCTGCCACCACCGAACCGAACCGCGGTCCGTGGAGCCGGCGTCGATCGCACGGAACTCCGCGACGCGCTCTTCCCCACCTGATGGGTCCGGTGGGGGCGGCGGCACGACCGGGTCGGGAACGTCAACCAGCAGCGTGCACCACGGCTGTTCCGACCACATGATGCCGACCGTGTCGCCCGACGTCGGCGACGGGTCGGATGGTGCCACGATGAGGGTGAACTTCCCGAAGTTGGTCTGCACGACCGCGCTTGTCTTAGCGGCGTTGATGGTCTCCACCACGCCAACGCCCGGTTTCGGCGCCGTCGGCCCGATGAGCCGGAGCACCCCGTCGACCGAGTCGACCCACACGGGTTCGTTGATTTGCGGAACCCACGGGGTCGCGAACTGCACCGGCACCCGCTGGTCCCCGAGGTCGACCAACGCGAGCAGCCCATCGTTTCCGACGTACCGGCCCGTGCGAGGGATCACCGTGGACTTGCGTGCGGTGGCCTTGCGTGCGGCGTCACCCACGGCAGCCTCCTACTCGTCAGGGATCTCGAGCACCGACGTCGTCTCCGCGCCGCGATGCTTCACCTGAGTGATGCGGGCAGTCGCCCCATCCGACGCGTCGATGACCACGTCACCGACCTCCCGGAGCAGGTTCAACGGTTCGACGATGGTGCGCCGCACACCCCGAAGCTTCGACACGCGCTGCAGCAGCGTGCGCGCGTAGTTCGCGCACTGGTCGTACGTGCGGAGAAACTCCGACGCGTACCGGAACGTTCGAGACCCGAACGGGGAAACAGCGCCACCCGCGTTCGTGGTGCGGAGGATGCCCTCGACGATCTCGGCGAACGCGAAGATCGGTTCCCCGTCGTCGCCTTTCCCCTCGACCACGACGCTGTTGTACGTGTTGTCGGCCGTCATCGAAATGGGGCTCGAGACGCGCCCCCGGATCGTGTCCACCGGGTCACCCCACGCCTTCGAAAGCGCGGTGAGCACACCGTCAGGGGTGAGGTGCGGCCAGGCGTTCATCAGGTCGAACACCTTGTTCACGATCGGCTCTTTCGCACCCTCGTACGCCATACCCGCCGGCACGACAGCATCCGGCACCGACTTCAGGATCGGGAACCCAGTGAGCGCCTGCACCTCCTGCCACGCCGACGTCGACGTAGCGCGGGTCGGCACCCGGAACTCATCCCGCGCGACCTTCGTCAGCCGGTCGCTCACCTCGAGCTTGAACGACTCGCCCACCGTGAACGGTTGCCCATCGAACAGCATCCGACGATCCTCCGCGTCGGGCACCGCGTCGATGATGAACCGTCCCATCGGGATCCGGTCCTGGTACTTGCCAGCGCTGATCACGACATCGATCTGCAGCTCCGCCCCGAACGGGGAGAACCAGTCACCGATGCGCCGAGGAATCATGGACGAGCCGAACACGTCCGACCACACCACCGGCACCGACCCGGACGCGACGACAAACCGACCCAGATCCCACGACAGATCGGGCTCACCGATCGCCAGGTTCGACAGTCGCCGCTCCCCGTCGTACATGAGGTCGGCCGACCAGACGGCGTCGAAACCACCGCGCCCCTCGGCGAGGTCAGCGAAGAGCTGGCGCGTGGCATCCTGAACGTCGCGCATGCCGCCTCCTCACCCGGCGGCGCCCGCCAGCGACCAGTCCGTGTCCATCGCGTCGTACGAGGTGTACGCCGCGTCGCGCGCGTCGTAATCGGGGTACGACACATCCAGGTCGTCGTACGACAACGGAGCGGTCTGAAGACCCGGCGCCGGACGCGCGATCTCCGTCACCACCGCGGTGAACTCGGACCACCACTCGTCATCACCCTGAATGTCGAGATCCGTCTCCTTGAGCGTCTTGACGTGCCCGTAGAACCGGCGCGGCAAGATCCCCTGATGCGAGCGCACCAGCCACACCGGGAGCTGCGGCTCCGCTTGCGTGCCGAGCGTCGCCCGCACCCGCTGCGACACCTCTCGCGTCGGAGCCCCGAAGTCCAAAGACACGTCCTGCGCCGACTGCCGGGGCCCCGCACTCACCAGGGAAGGGAACACCGCCCCCTGCGTCCGCACGAGGTCACCCGGCGCCTCCCACGTCAGCGACGGCCACGACCCCTCGAGGTTCACGACCACCGCGTGCAGGAACGGGTTCATCGGCTGCTGAACAATGCAGCCGTTCTCATCCCCTACCCACGGCAGGACGACCGATCCGAGGACGACGCGTCCCAGGCTCACGCCCCCGGCGAAGCACTCCGCCTCGTAGCGTGTCTCGACGTCGAAACCGGCCTCCACGTCCAGGTGGCCGAACGCGCCCGTCAGTGGACGACGCACAGCGCCCGGAACTATGTCCGAACGCCCCTCGCTCTCCCACCAGAGCGTGACCTGATCGGTCCCCTCAGGGACGGTCACGATCCGCGTGTTCGGCGACCCGGCATCGAGACCGGTCGACGCAGTGGAGGGATTGCCACCGTCGAGACGGTCGGGCCCCGCGGTGCCCGGCCCGCCCCCATCCCACGAGTCCGCATCGATCAGACCGATACGAACATGCGGGACGGGGGCGAACCCGGTCTCAGCGACGAGAGTCACGATCACGGCGACTTACTCCCCCCCGACCACGCACGGTCATCCGCTCGAGCAGCCCCAGCTACCTCGCGGGCTGCTTCGACACGCATCCGGCCGATCAGCACGCCGTCGGAATCGACGACCACCAGTTCGGTCGGCATCCCGCCGCCCCGGCGCATCGCCTCTGACCGTTCCGGATCCTGTATGTACTCAGGGCGACCGGACAGGTTGAGCGCAAGCCCACCGTGAGGCAGCCACCCGCCCTTGTCGTACAGCTTCGGTACGACGCCGCCGTTCGCCATCGCGAGGTGCACGTGGTTGTAGTGCTGCGCGCGGACGGCATCCGACCATCCGTCGAACGGCTGACCGTTGAGGAGCTGCTTCTTCCCGGCCGGGCTGTAGATCAGCTCGGACGCGTTCGGGAACAGCTTCGCGACGGCGTCGAAGGTCGCCATGGACGCCGGGATCAGGTCGATGGCACGCCCGAGGGCGTGGTACGACTGGCCACCGTTCGCGGTGACCGCACCCGGACGTGCGGCGCTGGTGAGCACCGCGCCCGGCACACCGGCCTGCACGATCTTCCACATCGCTTCCCAGCCCATGCCGGCGCCACCCACCGACGACGCCGACGGGAACATGCCCGCCAGCCCCTTCAGCGTGTTGCCCGCGAGACCCGCGATGGTGCGACCGAAGATGTTCTCCCCGGACGCCATCGGGGTGATGATCCCGTCGATGACGTGCTTCTGGATCGCCTGACCCGGGTTGGTGAGGAACTCCCACGCCATCGACGCGGCACGGGTGATGGTGTCCCACACGTCGCCCGCGAACGTCCCGGGCCCGTCACCGAACGGCAACTGCCCGGCACGGGCCGCAGCGTTCAGCGCGTCTACCCCGGCAGCGCCACCCACCAGGCGGGTGAACTCCGGGCGCATGATCGCTTCGCCACCGGAGAGCGCGAGCCCACCGGCCGTCGGCGACCAGAACTGGTGCACATCCCGCCCCGGGGTGTACCCGGGCATCACGCCACCCTCGGCGAACTTCACCAGGGGCGCCTTCGGCAGGGCCATGTCGTCGAGCTTCAGCTCGTGCACGAGGTCGTTCCAGAACGAACGGAGACCGTTGTTCCAGATCGTGTCCAGCACGAAGTTGATCGGCGCAGCGGCGGCCTGCTTGATGCCCTCCCACGCCTTCGCCACGGCTCCGGCGGTGGCCTCGAACGCCTTCCCGATCGCGTCGATCCCGACACCGAAGGGTGCGAAGACGTTGTCACGGATCCAGTTCCACGCGTTCGAGATCGCCCCGCTGATGCCGTCCCATGCGGGCTTGATCGCGTTCTCGTAGAGCCACCCGAAGATGATCCCGAGCCCGTTGATCGATGCCGTGATGTATCCCACGATCGGGGAGATAATGTTCTGCCAGATCCAGTTGAAGACCTCGCCGATCGCGGCGAACACCGGCTGCACGTACTGCTCCCACAGGATGCGGAAGCCGAGCCCGAGCAGGTTGACGTAGTCGACGATCCACCCGATGACCGGGCTGATCACGTTCGTCCAGATCCAGTTGAAGATGTCGCCGATGGCCTTGAAAACGGGCTGGACGACGTTCTCCCACAGCCACACCGCGACGGCGCCCCAGAACCGGAAGTAGTTCACGACGAGGTCGACGGCGAAGCCGATGACCCCGGCGACGGCGTTGACGACGGTCCCGATGCCGTCGAAGACGGGCTTGAGGATCGTCTCGTAGACCCACACGGCGATCTCGCCAATGGCCTGGAACACCGGCTGGATGACGTTCTCCCACGCGGCAGTGAAGAACCCCATGATGTTCGTCCACGCCTCGCCGAGGAAGCGGGTGAACTCACCCCAGATGGCCTGCCCGAGCTCGGTCTGCGTGAAGAACCAGATGAGCCCGCCCACCAGCGCCGTGATGGCGGTGATGATGATGCCGATCGGGTTCGCGCGCAGGGCCGCGTTCAGCAGCCACTGGCCGGCCGCGGCGACGCGTGCCGCCGTGCCGGATGCCACGGTCGCGAACGTGCTGCGCACAGTGGCCGCGGCCGCGACGTTCGTGGCCCCGGTGGATGCCGCCTTCGCCATCGCGAGCTGCCGCTCAATGCGCACCGAGTTGTTGCGCATGATGTTGTTCGCGAAGTAGATCGGTGCCGCCGCGAGCTCACCCGCGCGCAGCGCGAGAGTCGCGTTCGCGACAGCCGCCGACGCGAAGCGCCAGGCGACGAAGCCCGCGACGATAAGCGGCATGAACTGGATGATCGTGTCGACGTTGTCGGCCAGGAAAGACAGCACCTGGTTGAGCACGTCGACGCCGCCGGCGGTGATCTTCGCCGCGGCCTGCCCGACCTTCGGCAGCTGCGCGCCGAACTCCGACAGCGCCGGCGACAGGGTCTGCAGAGACGCGCCGATGCTGGACGCCGCGCCCGAGAAGTCACCCGAGGTGAGGGAGGAGAAGAACGACCCGACCGCGTCCCGCGCTCCGAGCACGAAGGTGACGAAGCCGGAGTCCTCTTCGATATTGAACGCCTCGCGCAGCGCGGTCGTGAAGTCGCCCTTCACGATGAGGTCGTACAGACCCGAGATTCCGTTGCGGATCCCGAGGATGACGGAGACCGTGGTGGAGTCCTCTTCGAGGTTGAACGCCTCACGGAACTTGCTGGTGAAGTCGCCCTTCGCGACGAGGTCGTAGATACCGATCACGCCGGACTCCACCTTGGTGAAGTCGATCGCCGCGATCCAGGCCGTCATCTTGTCGATCCAGGGGCCGAGCCACGTCCCGAGGGCTGCACCCGCGCGGGCGGCAATGTCCTCGAGCGGGCCGAGAGCGGTCGTCATGGCCTGGATGGCGGGAGCGATCTTCGGGAACAGGCCCGAGGTCAGACCGGCTCCGATGCGGCCCAGGGAGGCGATGAAGTTCGCCCAGGAGCCGCCGATCGTGCCGCCCATTTCGTCGGCGACGGTGCCCGCGGCTGACGTCATAGCAGCGGAGAACTGCTCGAAGTTGATCTTGCCCTCGGAGGCGAGCTTGAACACCTCGTCCTGCGTGACGCCCAGGTTTGTCGCGAGCTGCTTGTAGATGGGGATGCCACGCTCGGCGACCTGCTGGAGCGAGTCGTTCTGTGCCTTGCCGACCGAGGCGACCTTCGCGTAGATCGACCCCATCTCGCCCATACCGATACCGGCGGCGGCGGCGGAGTTGGCGACGCCCTTCAGGACGCCGGAGAGCTGGTCTCCGGGCTTGATCTGCGCGGCGATGAGCTGTGACGCGACACCCGCAGCGTCACCGAGACCGAACGCCGTTCCCTTGACCGAGTCGAGGGCGTTCTTCATCGCGACCGTGGTGTCCTCGACGGAGACACCGAGACCCGTCATCTTCTTCTGCGCGACGTCGATCGCGTTCAAACGCCCGAAGCCCTTCACGAGGGCGGTCGCCAGTCCGGCCCCGACGACGGTCCCCACGCCAGCGACGCCAGCCTTCAGGACCGAGCCGACGCCGGACAGGATCGTGCTACCGATGTTGCGGCCGGCGGACGCCGTGGCGGGGGCGGCCTGACCGAGCTCGGCGGCGATGGTGCGGGCGGCGCCCGGCATCTTCACCTGCAGCGCGATGTAGGCGTTGGCGATCTCGACCCCAGTGGGCATGCGGAGCCTCCCTACGGCGTGGGCGATCGCTTCCGGTCGCGTTCGGCGTGCCGGCGCGCCTTCGCGGCCATGCGTTCTTGTTGCTCGCGCTGCTGGGCGCGCTGCTCAGCGGCGGAAGGCGGGAGGGGGATGCGCTCGGGCTTCGGTCCCTTGCCCTCGGTCTGCTGCCAGGCGAGCACCTCGAGCCGGAAGACGGACTCTCGCAGGAGGTGCGCCTCGTCGGAGAGCGCGAGCCATCCGCCTGTCTCGACCCAGAGCGCGCACCCGTGCGGTAGATGCGCGACGTAGTCGCCGATCTCGCGCGGGGTGCGCGCTGGCTCCGTACGCCCGCCCGTCAGGAGGCGGATGCCGTAGGCGGCTTGCAGCGATGCCCGCAGGGCGCCCTCGTGCTCCGAGAGGGCGCCCGCGAGCGTCAGGAGTTTGGGGACAGGGCCGCGAACAGATCCATGACGAACGTCGATCCGGCCTCGGTCGTCACGCGCCCGTTCGGGCCCTTCAGTGCTTTCAGCACGTCACGGTACTGGTCGCCGACGAGGCGGCGCAGCAGCGAGGGGAGGCGGGAGGCGTCGTTGTCGTCCTGGACGGCGCGGATGTCGTCGAGCACCTCGAAGTCGTCGAGCGCTTCGTCGGGTACCTCGACGTCGATGGTGCCGCCGACCGTGACGGGCATGGTGACACGACGTCCGGGGACGGTGCGCGTCTGCGGGTCGCCGTTGTCGTCGGTGCCGTCGGGCAGTTCGATGTCGACCTTCTCAACCTTCGGCTTGAACGCTTCGGGCTTGTGGTCCTGCGGCGTCTTCGCGCCTGCGGGGATGTTGGGCATGGCAGTCTCCTCCGACTGTGTGGTCTCCGACGTGGATGGAAGGGTGGTGGGCGGGGCCGTCGGAGGAACACCCCGCCCACCGGTCTGGTGAGCGCGTCAGTCGGTCTGCGCGGCCGGCAGCGCGGGCTGCGGGTCGGGGACGACGTCGCTCTCGGTGACCTCGTGCTTCACGCCGAAGCGGTCGAGGCGGTGGATCTGGCCGGCGTTCTCCTCGGCCTTCTTCTTGTTGACCATCAGGCGTCCTCGAGGTTGGTCGAGAGGTGGACGTAGTCGCCGATGATCTCCCCAACGAAGGGGTAGGCGACGATGTCCGGTCCCGCGACGCGGTCCCCGTTGGGCGAGATCTCGAACCGCGGGATGATGAGGCGCTCCTTGACCTCGTCGTCGTCCTGGTCGAAGAGGTCGATGACGGCGGAACGGACGGAGATGCGCTGACCCGACCCGCGGACGGCCTTGCGCACGCCGGTCACCGTGGTGTCGACGCTCTTCTCGTGGTACCGCAGCGAGTTGGTCATGTCCTTCGACTCGAGCGCGACGAACGCGATCGAGGTGCCGGACTCGCCCATGCTCTGACGGATGACGCGCTTGCCCTGGAATCCGCGCTTCTTGTCGACGGTGCCGCTGAGCGACTCGGTGATGCCATCGCCGTTCAGCCAGCCGACGTCCTCGAACGCGGCATCGAGCACGCCGGTCAGGGTGGTCGGAAGGGTCGTGCCGAAGGGGGCGAGGTGAACGGAGTCCGAGTCGGACCCGTAGATACGGGCCAGTTCGGAATTCACGGTCATGGTGTCTCTCTTTCGTGTGGAGCCGGGTCATGACCGGCAGTGGCGTCCGCGCGGGCGCGCGGGCGAGTCAGCGGGCGGCCCGCACCCGCAAGCGGGCGGTGAACCGGTAGCGCGGTACCTCGGTGACGGGATCCGGCGCGAAATAGGGGCGCGTGGCCTGAATGCGGCGCACGAGCGGCAGCACGGACGACTCGTTGAGCAGCAGGTCACGGGCACGTAGGGCCAGCGCACCGGCGTCTTCGTCGTCGTCCGACCACGCCTCGATCGTCAGTTGCACGTCATCAACGACGCGGTTCACACCATCGCCGCCACTCCCCCAGACGCGGACAAAGCGCGTTGGGCGGGCGGTGGGCACGCGAAGGCTGACGGGTACGTTGTCGAGGCGTTCGGAGAGGAAGGCGATCACTTCGGCTTCGGTGTCGGTGAACTTCATCGCTGCACCTGCCCGAGCGCCTTCTCGAGGGCCGCTTCGCGCATCTGCCGGCGCCGAGATCGTGCATCCGTGGTCTGCACGTAGCCGCGCGCCGTGTACGGATGGGGTCGAGAGACGTACTCGAAACCCTCGCCGGCATCGGCCGCCATCTGCCGCCCGATGCGATCGACCACGGCCTGCGCGGGAGCGGATGTCATGAGCGCGTTGATACCCGCGAGGTTGAGCTTCACGTCGGCCACGGGACACCCCTATCCGTCGGAGCGGCCCGCCTCGCTCGGTCTGTTCCAGCGCGTCGGCGCGTGGGCGAACGGCTGCGGGTCGCCAATGATCTTGAGCGGCTCGCCGCCACGGACGATCACGCGGCATCCGGCGAGCGATCCGGTGAATGTCTTCGGCCAGATGAGCGACCACAGCACGCGCACGCCGGCGGGTCGGGCGGAGTCGTCGATGTCGTCGCGCGCTCCAGGGGTGACGATTACGTCGTCGATGTCTTCGTCGCGCCACTCGTAGCGCGGCTCGTTGCGGGTGTTCCGCCCGGTCTCGACCGACCGCTGTAGCGTGACGGTCTCGCCGATCAGCACCGCCATGCTGGCCCCCGTTGCGTGTGTGTTCCGCCGAGCTTTACCGGGCGGAAGCTGCGGGCAACGGCGATGTCCGCCGGGGACAGGGTGACCTGACCGCCAACGGCCCAGGAGGCGAAGGTGCCTCCCTCGTTGAGCGGCCCGGCGGTCTCCTGGAACTGGGTCATCCCAGCGCGAGCACGATCGTCGACGTCGAAGGCTGCGGCCACGGCTGCCGCGACGGTCGTGCGCACGATCTCGGGCACGACGTCGTCGCCATAGGAGTAATCGATGCGCACGAACGCGACGGTCGTGTCGGTGAGGGTGAGGACGGATGCGAAACGCGTGTAGCGGATGGGTCGCCCGTCGTCGTCCGTGACGCTGTGCACGTCCGTGACGGGGGTTTCGCGCAGGCGAACCTCGCCGGACTGCGCGCGCAGCCGGTTGACGCGACGCCCGGCGGTGAAAGTGCGCTGCGCCTCCATGCGGAACAGCTCGGAGGCTTTGGCGAGCGCGTCGTCCACGCGCCGCGCTTCGGAGGAGGTCAGGCTACGGCCGAGCGACGTCTCGACGTCGGTGGAGACGGCGAGGGGTTTGTAGTCGTCGACCATGAGTCTGACCTCCTCCTAGGTGCGCGGGTGTCAGGCCGCGGCGATGGCGGGCGAGGTGCCGCCGGTGAACGCGCCGGTCGCCGTGAGGGTGCCGATGCGCTCGTTGAAGGTGACGGTCTTGGCGTTGCCCGGGAAGTTGCCGCCGGAGACCTTCGCACCGGAGACGCCGGTGAGCTCGTTGAGCTCCTTGGCGATGTCGGTGTTCGAGGCGTTGTACGCGATCGCGTCGGTGGTCTGACCGTCGACGGTGATCGTGAACGTGCCGCCGGTGGGTGCTCCGGTGATGGTCAGCGTGTAGCTGGCCTTCTCGGATCCGCCGGCACCGAAGGTCACCTTGATCGCGCGCTGGAACTTGAGGGCGACCTCGTCGTTCTCGTCACGGATGATCGCACCGGTGTCGGCGTCCTGCTCGGGGTCGAGCACCGCCGTCGCGCCGGCGAAAGCGTGCACGATGGATCGGTCCTTCAGGTGGTCGCTGTCGTAGTCCCACAGCTGGGTGACGGCGAGTCCGTTGCCGGCTGCGACGCCGCCGCCCTTCGCGACGCCGTTGGGCACGGCGGGAGCGACGGTGGCGATGGCGATCGCGGTCTCGTGCACGAAGTACGACTCGTCGTCGCCGAGTGCGTCGAGCTCGACGATCGTCCACCCGCCGAGGCGGCCGACGACGCCCTCGCGCAGCGCCTCGGGGAGTCCGGCGGCGTCCACCTCGAGGAGCTTGTCGTGGGTGGCGATCGCCTCGGAGACGTTCGCGCCGACCAGCCAGTAGCGACCGGTGAGGGGCCAGTGGGCCTTCTGCGCGAGCTTGCGGGCGCGGACGGCGACCTTGCGGGCGTCGCTCTCGACTGCGCTGCCGGAAGCGGGGTTGAACGTCACTCCGAAGACGAACGACGCCACACGCAGCGCGCCGACGACGATGTTCTCGAAGAAGTCGAGGATCGCCTGCACCTGCGGCGCCTGGACATCGCGGACGTAGTCGACCTCGTCCAGGGTCTCCTCCTCCGGCGACAGCGCGACAGCGCTGTAGATGTGCCGGTTGAGCTTCACCTGGATCTTCGAGTTGGCGAGACGGTCGACGACGATCGCGTCGTCACCGCGCCACGGCTTCTCGCGCGCGACGAGCACCGCGGGGCGCTTGATGTTGACGACGTCGCCCTCAGCGCCCTTGAAGTCGCTGATGCCGAACTTGTAGGTGAACAGGCCGGGGGCCTTCACCTGACGACGGAGCAGTGCGAGCGCGGTGGCCGCGAGCTTCTGCCCCTTGACGAAGATGTTTGCCACGATTCCTCCTCAGGATGGTTGGTGGCCCGTGAGCGTTCGTGGCGAACGTCTCCGGGGGTGTCAGCGGGCGGTTGCCGCGTTGACGATGTCGTCGGCCGACATGTCGCCGTCGCCGATCTGTTCGCCGTCGCCCTGTCCGTCCGCGGACGGCGCCGCGGGCTTCTTGGGCATGAGCTCGAGCAGCTCATCGGCATGCGCCTCGAGCTCCTCACGAGTGGACCCGCGCAGCGCGGACGCCGGGACGCCCTTCGCTTTCGCGACTTCCGCTGCCGTTGCGGCTGCGGCGTCCTTCGCTTCTCGTTCGGCGATGAGCTTCTCGGCGGCTTCGGCCCGGGCGAGGAGTTTCTCCTGCTCGGTCTTGTTTGCCTCTTCGAGCTCGTCGAACTTCTTGGCTTTCTCGGCGTTGGCCTTGGCCTGGTCCTCGTTCTTTCGGGAGAGGGCCTTCCACTTCTCGACTTCAGCGCGCGCCTTGTCGAGGTCACTGTCGCCGCCCGTTTCGGGCTTGTTGTCGCCGCCGCCCGCGCCCTGGTCGCCATCGAAGTAGCGCAGGAACGGGCGGTGCCAGCTCGGAGCCGGCAGTGGGCCGAGGGTGGGTCGGATGTCGGACATGGTGTTGATCCCCGTTTCGGAGTGGTGGAGGCGTCCCCGTTTCGGGGCGCCCGGTACCCGCAGGTGCGGGTGGTCAGGTGAGGTCGGATGGGCCGGTGAACCGGTCCTGCCGCCATGAGAGGGTCGGGCCCAGCTCGCCGTGCTCGTGCGTGACGATGAGCTCGGTGAAGTCGCTGATGCGACGGCCCTTGGCATCCGTCTTGCCTAGGCCGAGGTCGACGGCGCTGCGATCGAAGCGGCCGAGCTGCTCCCAGATGGCGGAGTGGGTCTCTTCGACCATCTCGCGATCTACGGCGATGCCCGGGTCGTGGTTGGCTCGGACGCCGCGTTCCCCGCAGTCGCACCCCGGGTGGAGCGGCTGCAGTTCGCCGGCGCGGTAGCGCTGGGTTGCGGCGATGACGCAGAGGGCGCAGTTCTCGTTGCCGGAGAGGACGCGCACGGTGTACTCGAACCCGGTCGCGGCGTACGCGTCCCGGGACTGCCGGCTGCGTGCCTGCTGCAGGTCGCTCGAGGCGATGGACAGCAGCCGCTTGCGACCCGCGGCGCGGGCGTCGACGAAGCTCTTGCCGTCGGCGAGTGCCGAGTACGCGGCGACCGCGGGGCGGCGGTACACCTCGGCCGCGGGCACGCCGCGGTAGCCGATGACCCGGTCGCGGTCGATGCCAGGCATGGTGCCGACGCGCTGGCCCTCGAGGGTGGCGAGACGCTGGACGAACGCGTTCGCAAGGGTGGCGGACTGCATCTGTCCGCCCTGCACGGCCGGGGCGATGCGCCCGATGAGACGGTCGACGTCTTCATCACGCAGTTCGCGGGATCCGTCCCACACCGCGGCCGCGTAAGCCAGGGTGCGGGAGCGGATCCCCGCGTTCTGCCGCATATATGCAGCGGTCAGCGCGTCAGGGGTTAGTGCCGCCATCGGTGATCGCTCCCGTCAGCGCCGCCTGCTGCAGCATCTCGGCTGCACGGTTGGCTTCCTCACTGTCGATCTCGTCCGGCGACATACCGAAGACGTTCTCGTCGATCCACCGCTGCGACCGCCCGGAGCCCTTCGCCGCAAGAGCAGCGGCGGCCTTCTCCGTGAGCGAGACGTGCTCGGGAGACTCGAACGACACCTTGATCGTTTCGTCCTCGTCGAGGTCGAGGATCCGCAACGCCGCCAGCAGGGCAGCCTCCATGGGGGCGCCGCACCGGTTGATGCGGTCCTTGGCCTTCTGGATCTCGCCCTTGTGCGCGTTTGCGGCACCGGCGGCAGACTGGTTCTGCCCTTCGGGGATGAACACATCGATCGGGGTGCGCATGACCGCGGCGAAATCGCGCGCGTCAGTCTTCTCCCCCTCGAGCAGTGGCCGGATGTCCACCGCTTCGGACTCCCACACGTCGATCCCATCGGGAAGGTCGATCAGGGCGCCGGGGGCGAAGTCGAGGCGCTTGCCCCAGTCGATGTCGTTGCCCTCATCGTCCTTGTCGGGGAGGTTCTTGAGCGCGCGGGCCTTGAACGCCTGGTAGGCGGTGACGACGAGTCGCTGCAGCTTTCCGAGGTTGATGCGGTCGATGACGTCGATGTGCGGCTCGAACTCCGCGACGCCGTCCTCGTTCTCCATCGCGAAGACCGGCACGGGCCCGTCGTACTCCTCCGGTGCGCCGTCGAGCTCCCAGTCGCCGACGATCGTGCCGCGGATGGTTCCGCTCTCGGTCTTCACTGAGCGAACGAAACGCTGGCGGATGCCGGGCACCCATACCTGCGCGTAGTCCCGCTCGGCGTCGTTGTCCCGCCACGCGCGAAGCGCCGCGCGGGCGCGCCATGGCTGAGACGGGTCGGGAGCGGTGATGACCTTCTCGGGCGGCTCGGACGTGATGACCGGCTCACCGTCGCGGATGCCCGTGATGAGGTACGACACCCGCACGGTGAGCATCGTGCGCACCGCGTCAGCGAACACCACCGACAGACGGTTGTCGCGCCACACCTTGCGCAGCGCCACGACCGCGGGACTGGTACGCGACGACCCGACGCGGACACCGGTCGGAACGATCCGGCCCGCCAGAGACTGGCACGCCAGGCCCGCATAGTTTGTGCGAGCCTTCTTCTGGAACGCCTTCCATGATGCCTTCGTGTTCGCGCCCATCTCGGGCATCGGCGCGTTGCCAGATGCGTAGCTGCGGAGCTCCGCGATGCGTGGCGCGCGAGCGTCCATGCGCTTGGCGAGGATTGGGAGCCATTCCTCCGGCGTGCGGGCCATCGGCCACCCCCTATCTCAGCTGTCGCGGCATCCGGCTCCGCGAGCTCGCGGTGACGCCCTTACCGATCGCGTCGTTGCCGGCGGCAAAGGCGAACGCAGCCCCATAGGTCGCGTCGATCTTGCCGTAGTCCTGGTTGTCGTCGGCCTTCTTCAGCACGTACCCCGCGCGGCGCGGATCGCGACGCGCATTGAGGAAGTGCCGGATCACGGCCGGGTCGCCGTCGAAGGTGACCTCGACCTGACGGATCGAGGAGTAGAGCTGGTCGAACGTCTCGCACGTGCGCGTGACGTCCTTCTGCTTCCACCGGATCGGCTCGGCCACGCTCATCTTCGCCTTCAGGCGCTTGTGGTGCGCGGCCTCCCACGACTTCACCTCGCCCGCCCACCCGGCGGACGGGTCGGCGTAGAACCCAACCACGTTGTACTCGCGGAACGCCTTCGCGACGGCCTGCTCGATCTCGAGCTTCGGCGGCCGCCAGCCCTCACCCGTTGGCCCGTCGGGCTGTTCCCACATGCCGATGAGGAAGAAGTGCCGCTGCGTCACGGAGTAGCCCATGAGAACGGTCGAGTCGGCGAGGTGCTTGTCCTTGCGCCCCTCGGATCCGTCGAAGCCGAGGGTGACCGGCTCTGACTTGCCGACTGTTTTCCCGGCGCCCGCCTCCACGCATGCGCGGATCTCGGGGTCGGACACGTACGCGTCGCGCGCGGCGTCGATCTGGTTGAGGAAGTCGGCGCGCATCACTGCTGGGTCGTTCGCGGTGTCGAAGAAGTCCAAGGCGCCGCGGTGCACGTCGAACCATCCCGGCGCGCACGGCGGATCGTGCAGGAGGCACCCGTCGACGTGCTTCGCGGAGTCGCCGTAGGCGATGCGGAGCCCGTGGACGAGGGAGTCCATGTCGTCGATCTGGGTGCTCGCCGGCGCGGGCCGGTGGTCGAAGTAGATCGAGCGGACGTCCTCGAGGTTCTTGTACTTCCCGGACTGGATGTCAGACCAGAACTCGAACGACTGCTCCGCCACCGACCGCTCGCCGAGCGTGTACGCGTTCGGGGTCTCGATCGTGACCCCGCCCAGCTTGGTCGCGTTGTTGCGGAGCGTCTGCGCGAGCTTCACGCCGCCGTTCGACCGCACCCACGTCTCGGTCTGGTCGAGGGACGCCGCGACCGCCTTGAAACCCTTGATCGTCGTCGCCGACGACGTGATCGGGACGATGCGGCCACGCTCGAGCGCGACGAAGGAGTCCATCGGCTCGAGGTTGAACTCGTCGGGCGCGGAGCCCTGGCGAAGCATCTCGAGCAGCGGCTCCCAGGTGTTCTTCGTCTGCTCCTCCGACACCGCGGCGATCGCGACGTAGGGGGTGCGTACCTTCGACCAGGGCTTGCCGACCGGCTGCCCGTCGGCGTCCCAACCATCGGGCACGACGTCGAATATGCCCTCGGCGATCATGATGCCGCCGACGAACGGTGACTTGCCCCACCCGCGGGGGCGGATGAGCGAGCCGCGGTGAATCATGCGGCGCCCGGTTACGGGGTCGATGCGGTAGAGCTCGTTGAGGAACTCCTGCTGCTCGACGGTGAGCACGAACGGGTCGAAGATGTCGTCGTCGCCGGCATCCGGGCGGCCGAGGTACGCCGCCATCTGGTCGGCAACCGACCACCCGAGGGTCGGGAAGTCACCTTCGAACTGCGGCACCCACGGCATCAGGCGGAGTCCTTCCTAGTGATGCCGCGCATCCGGTCGCGCGACGACGTCGCGCGGTCGACGCGCTCGGCCGACTCGACCTCCGCCGTCGTCGCGAGCGCGAACTGCATCCGCAGCCGCGCCCGGTCCTCGGGGGTGAAACCGTACTTGGCCTCCCGCAGCCGGAGCTCGCTGGCGAGCTTGAAGTCGCCCTTCCAGAACTGCGCGTGGATCATTGCCGTCTCGGCGAGGTAGGCCCAGTCCATCTCGGTGAACTCGGCGGCGAGCGGATGCCGCGAGAGCATCTCCCACCACGTCCGGGTGGTGGTCGGCCAGGTGAAGCGCTTCTTGACGACGGTGACGTTGCCGTCCGCGTCCTTGCTCGGCTCATCGAAGTAGAGCGTCGGGAGCTTCGGTTGGGCTGTCGGCTGGATCTCGAGCACGCGCAGCTCGACCGCGTCTTTGTTGCGGCGGGCTCGCTTGCTGGCGTCCTTGGGCGCGGGTCCGCGTCCTGGCATCTGTCACCCCGTTTCGGGTCGCCGCGGGCCCGTTTCGGGCTCGACGGCACGAGGCCGATACGCCCCTCTCTCGCATCCGCCCCAGCCTGGCGGGCGTCCGCGCCGAGATCGGCCGCGCACGGGGCGCAGGGCCACGCTCAGGGGCACATGGTCAGAATCCCCAGACCCGTACACACTGCGAACACCAGCGCCTCTCCGCGAGAACGTGGGTGGGGGCGGGGGGTCCCCGGGTGGGTCTGGGAGATGCTCAGCGGCGGCCTGGGTGCTTTTCGCGCGGGTGACGGGCTGAGGGACGCCACGCCTTGCGGCGCGCTGTTGCGGCCTCCTGCTGCGTCTCCCTGTTGTGGTGCCATGAGCAGAGAGTGCGCACGTCGGCGACGGTGGTCCGCTCACCCGGTGTCCACTGGCTCAGGTGAGCGGCTTGCAGGTCGTTCGTCTCAGTGCAGCGTGAACCATCGGACAGTTCAGCGACGCAGCGGTAACCGTCGCGGTTGAGGCACGCAGCACGGACAGCTGCGGGAACGTGAGTTGGTCGACTGTTCTCCCACGGCATCAGTCGCTGCCTCTCACCACAGTGTCACCGTCATCGTCGAGGTCAGCCATCAGCACGTCACAGCAGACACCCCACGCGGGCTCACCGCACACACCACAGCGAGGCATGTCATGCTCCCGGGTTTGGGCGGAACCCGATCGTGTCGGTGAAGTCCGTCTGCTGGTAGTTGGTCTCGACTCGGGCGTCCCCGCCGTACTGGCCGGGGGTGGGTTCAGCCGGTGTGCACCGGTGTTCTTGACGCCAGGTGAGAACGTCCCGGCGGCGGGCTCGGATGGACGCCCCGCATCCGCACCATTCGCGCATCAGGCATCCCCTCGAGAGAACAACCACCACAGGAACCCATGCCACGAACGCCGACCGAACAGGACAGCAGAAGCACCCACCGCCACACACACGGTGCAGAGCAGGGTGACCTTCATGCGCAGGCTCCTTCGCCCGTGAGCGCCCGCGGTCAGAGGCGAGGATGTACGTGTTACCCGTCGCTTGACCACGGTTCTTTGCGGCAGGGTGCCCGGTGCGTCATCGCGGCCGGGCGCCCCGCCTTTCACGTCTACGTCTCACACGCACGGGCACAGCTCCACATGCAGAAGGTGGTGCGCTCGGCGGGCCCGCGGTTCGAAGAGTCGAAGCCGGCCTCGCGCCGCTCGTGCGTCAGATGACAGCGTGCGGCGAATGAGACGAGATCCCACCCGGGGCACCAGGCAGGAAAACCACCCAGGAACGAAGAAAGCCCCTGGCCGCGTAACGCGACTCGGGGCTTCCTACGGTTCTGGTACTAGGCGTAAGCCTATCAGTGACGACGGCCCCACCCAGGTATCAACATCATCACGACACGCCGCACACTACGAACCACTCGATCCGGTGGCCATGCCCGCGTGCCAGGAGTTCGCGTGATTGCAGTCCTCGCAGCATCCGCCGTGGCACTCGGACGGGAGTGTGTCGCACGACGGGCAAGCATCCGCGCTCTCGTCGTACTCGTCGCCATCCTCTTCGTCGTCGTAGGCCAGCCGCTCGGCTATCTCGCGAAGCATCGCCAGCACTTCGGCATTGGTCCAGGTGACTTCGGGCGAGCTGTCCTCGTTCGCGTAGATGGTGAACTCGACGTAGCCGAGGGCATCCGCGCGGGCACTGTTGGCGGTGGGAGTGCTCACTCTACGCTCCTGTTCGTGTGGTTGGTGGGTTTCGGTCTGGTTCCGGGTCGGAGTCCGCACGGTCCGTCATGACCATCCACCCGGGTGCACCACTCCCCCTCGTGGACGATGGGACACGGATTCACCGCGAACCACCGGGACGCGTACGCCTTGCGGACTGTGTGGCGCCCGTCACGCATCTTCACGGTCGGGCCGAGCAGGTCACGGTCCAACCATTTGCGGGCCGTTCGTTCGTTCACCCCACGCAACGAAGCCGCCTCAGCCGGGGTAAGGAGCGGGTCGTACCACTCGGTCACCGACCCCGCCGCCTCCTCCTCATCGAACCGTGCATACGACCCGTGAGGTGCCGACGGAAGACGACACGGGAAACGGAACGTGTCCTGACGCTCCACACCCCACCGGTCCACAGCATCCCGAACAGACCACCCCTCCCGGACACCATCCGAGTCCGGGGCGTGACGGTTCAGCACCAGCGGCCCCAGCCACCCCATCGCCTCCGCATCATTCGACACAGTGGCGATGTCCGACCCGAAGAACCGCACCGCCGTCTCCACCGCATGAATCGCATCGATCAGGTCATCACCGATCGGCGCCGGCGGATGCGGCGACGACGTACGGATCACCTCACCCCGATCCCAGTTCCACCCCGACTTCGACGGATCCCCCAAAGACCGCAAACGGCCCAGCAAATCAGGGGCATCCGACAAGAGAGCGCGTGCACGGCCGAAGCACTGGTCACAGATCAGCGACCCATCACGACACTCACGAGGAGCACACCCCTTGCACGGCCCGACATACGCTTCCTCGGCTTCCTCAGCGCGCCGGCGACGGCGCACCTCGTTGTCGGAGTTGTTCTCGCATACCGCCCAGTGCACACCCGCCTGAACGCAGCCTCGAACACATACCCGGTCAGACATCTCTTCCCTCCCGTCGTGCGAGCAACCGCAGCACCCGACTGGTGACGTATTCGACGGTCAGATCCGGGGAGTGGCCCATGTTTCCGTTAGTGCGATGCCACAGATCGAGACCGAAGATGACCCAGGCGATCTGCACCAGAGGATCGTCCGAGGTTGCTGTTGCTCTTGCCTCAGCGACGATCGAAGACACGCGCGCTTTGATCGCGTCGTTTGCTTCCACGTCCTCAGAACGGGGTGTCGTCTCCATAGCTCCCCTCCCCCACGCTCGGGGTGGACCACGCCTCGGAGTCACCCGGCTGACGAGAATCCCACTCGGTGGACTGGGTGGGCTGCTGACGCCCAGTCGACGCTGCACGCGTCACCGTCGCCGTGGCATACCGCAGCGAGGGGCCGATCTCGTCCACCTCGAGCTCGATCGCCGTGCGGTTGTTCCCCTCACGGTCCTGATAGGTGCGCTGCTTCAGACGCCCCGTCGCGATCACACGGGAACCCTTCACCAGCGACCCGGCGACGTGCTCCGCGAACTCACGCCACACGCTCGCCCGCAAGAAAAGAGGCTCCCCGTCCTTCCACTCGTTCGCCTGACGATCAAACGAACGCGGAGTGCTAGCGATCGTGAAGTTCGCCACCGGGAGCCCGTTCTGGGTGAACCGCAGCTCAGGGTCAGCCGTCAGGTTCCCGACGACGGTGATAACCGTTTCCCCAGCCATCAGAGACCCAGCCCTTCGCGGATCTCGGGGCGGATAGTTGGGCGGTCCTTTCCGTTATCGGCAGGGATGAGGAGCGCGTGCGCGGCGGCTGTCTCGAGCGTGCCGGCTTCAGGCATGGTGGCGAGTGCGATGAGGTTGGCGATGCGCTGTTGCTCTACGGAGGCGAGCCCGATGTTCACGGTGACGACGAGCTGCTTTTGCGTCATCTCCACCCACTGTGTCTGCGGATCCATTTGCTCGATCTCGGCGAGTTCCTCTCGCGCTTTCGCTGCGTGGTCGATTCGTTCGGTCATGCTGTCTTCCCTTCATCTGCCGCCTGAGCGGCCTTGCGATATCTCTGGTTGGCTTTCAGGCCCATCCCTCGACGGATCTGCGCGATCGTCCCGGGCGGGCGGTTCAGTTCGGCGGCGATGTCCGCATCGCACATGCCGGCGAGGACACGGGAACGAACCCGGTTCCGGAATTCGAGGTACGTGCGGCGGGCCACGAGCTCTTCACGGACGATGACCCCAGCCGGTACACCGCGCTTCTCCGCCTCTGCCTGGATGCGCCACACGTCCTTCGGGTCCAGGTCGACCGTCACCTTCACGGGATCACCACGGTTCGGTGTCGGACAGGGACTGCTCGTACCGCTCGACCTTTTTGGCGTACCGCTGTTCGGTGAGCCACAGGTCGTGACGTCTTCGGGCCGTGCCGCAGGCGCCGCAGTCGAGGGTGAACCGGTTGTGCGGGTGCTCCGGGCATCCGATCGGTGGAGCATCCAACAGCAGGGGTCTCTCCGGTGGGGCCACGCCCTCCTGCTCCGCAGCCCACTCGGCCCACCGGCTCGCACGCTCGGCACCCTCGGCCTGCACACGCTCCCGCGCCCGCTCCCCCGCTCCCCCCATAGCCATGAATCCTCCGGAGGATTCCGGAACAGGCGGGGCAGGGTGCTCCGACTCCGTCGGGCGTTGCGTCACCAACGGTCTCGAAAGGGCAAACCACGTCGACCCGCCCACCGTATAGATCGTCAGGAACCCGACCTCGTCGAGCATCAACATCCACGTCTCCACCTCCGACGCGGTGATCGCCGGATCCCCCGGGAACGCTGCCCCCGCGATTAGATCCGGCCTCAGCTCGGCCCGGCCCTCGTCGTCCACCAACCCCCACAGGCACATCCCCGTCAACCGGGCCATGTACGACGGCACCTTCAGCAGGCTCGCGTCCGTCCAATGCGACGGCCGAACCGACCGGATTCTCACCCTGTTCATTCCCTCGTGCGAACCCTTCGAAAATCAGATCGACCGCCAATTCCAGGTGGTGCTCGTCGACGGCGAAGCACTCCGTGAAACCGCGGCCCATGAACAGCAGCCCCTCCGCCTCTTGCGCGGTGCGGAACGCGCGCGGGAACCACCGAGCGAGCTCGGCCAGCGCCTCCCGCTCCCACGTGGCATCAGTGCCACGGGCCAGGATGAGGACGTGACCGCCAGAGCGGGTCATCATCTCCACCCGGTGCGACTTCCACGCGCGGCCCACCTTGAGCACGCCCTCGGCGGGCCAGTAGACGACATACGTCATCGCGAACTCCGGCATGACGCTCACGCGGACACCGCCAGACGGATCGACGGGACGCCGGGGCGCGCGAGCAGCATGCGCAGCGCAGCCGCCGCCTGCTGCGGCACCACGCCATTCCCGCACGCCTTGAGCTGCTCCGCCCGGGACAGCTGCGCCGACGCAGTCACCCACCCGGCAGGCCAACCCATCATCCACTCCGTGAGCTCCGGGTTGAGGCGGGCCTTCCCACCCTTCCCGTCCGGGCGAACGGGTGCCGGCGCGGTCCGCCCCACGACCGACTCCCAGCGCGCGATGGCGGCTGCATACGGGCCCCACGATGACACCTCGCCGGTCACGTTGCCCTGACGGTCGCCTTCGTCGTCGCGCACCGCGCCAAGCCCGTACATCGTCTCTGTCGCGGATCCACCTCGAGATGCACGCGGCGTCGGCATCATCGTCACCTGCTCGATGACCTGATCCATCCGCGCGCGGAAGTCGCCGCTGATCTGGCCGTGCGCGGCGGGTGACGACGATCCGACCATCGGGGTAGGCAGGAGCGCCACAGTGGTTCGCAGGTCGAGTCCGCCAGCGCCGTGCGCCCCGGCACCGTTCATGTCCGTAGTTCGCGGAGTCGGCAGCAGCGTCAGGTCGCCAGGCTCACCGCTACCCCCGGCAGCAGCAACTCGTTCGAGCGTGCCCCCGAGCGGGCTGCATGACCACCCGTAGCGTCCGCCACCTGTGGCGTCGGCAGCAGTGCGCTCTGCGGGCCAGGCGAGGATGAAGAATCGGAATCGCCCGTGTGGGGCGCCGACGTCGGCCGCTCGAAGACCAGTCCACTCCGCATCGAACCCGAGACGGGAAAGGTCTGCGAGTACGGCATCGAGTGCCCGCAGATGATACTCATCGTCTCCGTCTCCCACACACCACGGGCAGGGTTCCACCTCGCTATCGGCTCGGGCACTGATCAGTCCTCTCGCGTTCTCGATGACGACCCAGTCCGGGCGGAGGGTGTCGATGGCTTTGACGTATTCCGACCACAGGCCGGAGCGGGTGCCGTCCTTCATGCCGCGGCGCGCGCCGGCGAGAGACACGTCCTGGCAGGGGAAACCGCCGGCGAGGACGTCGACGTGGGGCGCGGTGGCCCAGTCGACCTTCGTGACGTCGCCGTAGTTCGGCACATCTGGGAAGTGGTGCGCGAGAACGCGCGACGGGGCGGCGTCGAACTCGCAGAACCACGCGGGGTCCGATCCGAAGACATCGTCGACGGCCATGCCGAGACCACCGACCCCGGCGAACAGTTCGCCCGACTTGAGCGCGCTCATGCTGCGGTCTCCCATCCGCCGGCGTCATCAAGACGCACCATCCCGAACAGGGCGTGCCGCAGGGGCACATCCGCAGGCCGGGCCTTCCCGAGGCGGGACACCTTGTAGCCGTCCTCGGCGGGGTACTTCCCCGCTTCGACGTCCGCGTGACACCCGGTGGTGCCCGTGCCGCATCCGAGGGCACCGTTTGACGGGAGCACGAGGTGGGGGCGGTCGCTGTTGCGCTTCACACCGCCAGCGCCGCGGGGCTCCCGGTGCATCACCGACCACCCGTTGAACGGTTCGCCGCGACGCTCGCGACGCAGCCCGCGTCCACACACGACGCAGCATCCGCGGTCGCGGTCCCAGATCAGCTGCACCGTGGCAGGAGAGAACTCACCAGGACGAGTCATGCGGCACCTCCCATTTCGAACATCGCCTCGTATATGGGTTCCGGCTCCGTCGCGATGAGCGGAACGGGGGTGTTCTGGATGCGCCGCACGATGGTTTCGCAGTGCTTCACGGTCAGCTCGACGCCGATCGAGCGGCGCCCGAGGCTGCGCGCCGCGATGAGCGTCGAGCCCGACCCCGCGGTGGGATCAGCGACCACACCCGTTGTCTTGCCGACGAGGTCGACCATCAGCGGAATCGGCTTCTCGTGCGGGTGCAGGCGGCCGTTCTTCGCCGTCGACTGGACGGGCGCGTACGACAGCACGTTGTTCGTGCGGCGGCCGCGCCACTCGCCCTGGCCAAGCACGTAGATCTCCTGATCCGACGGCTTCCACGGAATCGACAGGTCTCCCATGCCGAGCGCTCCGAGGGTGTCCCAGATCAGCCGGGCGCGGACGCCCTCGGGGCGGGGGATGCGCCACGTGCCGAACACGAGTGCGGGACGGTCGCCCCACATCTCGAGGATGCGGTCGCGCACTGCGGTGTCCTTGTCGCCCTCGATCGAGGCGTCGAGCGTGGCGCGTCGCGATCCCGAGTTGTAGTCGATGCCGTACGGGACGTCAGCGATGAGCACGTCAGCGGCCACCCACTCAGTGATCTCGCGTGCGTCCCCTCGGTACAGAGTGATCCACTCGTCCTCATAGAACGGCACGCTCATGCTGAACCTCCGTGCAGGCGCGGAATGTGCGCGGACGGCGGGTGCGGCACCGGACCGGACGGGATGCGCGCGACGGGTGCGGGCTCCCACGGGAGGGCGGCGACGGCCTCGTCGACCTCAGCCGCCTGCTCGGGGGTTACCGGCGGTGCGGGCTCCCCCTCAGCCGGTTCGGTCAGGCGGGGGACGCGGGGCTTGCCCATGTCGAAGCGGTCGCCGATGACGTCGGGATAGGCCCGGGCGAGGGCGGCGCGGAGGACGTACGACTCGAATCTCTCGGTCTGGTTCTCGAGCCAGATGTCCTGCCAGCGGCGGCCGGTGTCGGTGAGGGCTTCCTCGCCGGGGAGAGCTTCCACCCAGCGGCGGATGACGATGGTCTCGACCCCGTCCCGGCGCACGGTGGCTCTCGCGCCGGCGGGGGGTTCCTCGTTCAGCCACAGGGGCACCCACACGACGCCGTCGGCGGTGAACTCGACCGGGTCGATCTCGAGGCGTGCTCCGGTGGAGAGTGCGACGCGGGTGTACTCGGCGAGAGTCTGGGCGACGTCATCCACCGGGATCGGTGCCGTGGGGGTGACTGTGCGGCGTATGCGCGACGGACGATCGTCGGTCGGCAGGGCGATGTCGGTCATGCTGCTGCCTCTTCCGTGTCCTGGTGGTCGTAGATGGCCCACATCGGGGGTCGGGCGATCTGAATCTCACCCGGGTAGCCGGGCCACAAACCCGTCTCCGTGCCGATGGCGAACAGTTCCCGGGCGCGTTTCGCGCGGGCTCTCCCGATCTCGCGGAAGTCCTGGTCGAGGACGATCACGGCGGTGAGGAACGGGGGTTCCTTCTCGACGACGACGAACGCGAACGCGTCGTACTCGATCCCCTCGAAACCGGCGGTGGCCTCGTAGTGGGCGTCCTGCACGTGGTAGCCGTGGTCGGCGACGGTCTTCGCGAACGCGACTGGGGTGGCCTCGGCGCGGTCGGTCTTCAGGTCGACGGCGACGCGGCGCCCGCCCCCGGTGGGGAGGACATCGAACCGGGCCCGGCACTCCGCACCCGTCACCGGGTCAGTGCCGAACACGGACGCCTCCCGCAGCCCCTCCTGCTCAAGCAGGAGCCGTGCCATCGGGTTCGCAAGAATCGCCTCAGCCATCGCGTCCACATGGGCGATCTCGTGCGCCTTCAACGGGGTGACACCGTTTGCGCGGGCATTCGCAATGAACTCGCGTGCCGCATCCGTCCCCGTCGTGCCCGTCTTCGACAACACCGAGGCGGGGATCTCGACCGTGCCCGCACCGACACCCAGCACCTTCGAATGCACCGCCGTGCCCGCGTCGTACGCCTTCTTGTGCGGCGACGGGTGCGACAGGAAGTACTCGAACTTCGCCGGCGCTTTGAGCAGCTGCCGGGCACCGGTCGATGACAGGGCCGGGTGAGCGTGGTAGAGATCCTCGTCCAGGTTGGGGACGAGACCGGAATACGTTTCGGTGGTCATCACGCGGCCTCTCTGCGGATCTTGTTCAAGGTGTCGATGTCGGTGCTCCACTGGATGCCGTGGTTGGTCGTCGACAGGGCGCGCATAACCACCTGAGGGAACGCCTTCTTGTCGATCTGCTCGATTCGCCAGCGGATGCCGTCCACGACGGGCGCGTCACCCACCACCCACGGCTTCACGGTCGGTTTCGTCTTCGTCATGGCTTGGGCCTTCCATCGCGGCAACCACACGACTGGCGGTTGCAGGGGAGCAAATATCCGTGGGGTTCGTGACCGCAGCGGGCGCACGCCCGGATCACGTACTTCGAGTCGGCGTCAGCGCACATCTCGCGGCGCAACTCGTCACGCTCGTCAGCGACCCGCAACAGCAGGTCGACCTCCTCATGGCCGAGGGTGTACTTGTCACGGCGTGCCACCGTCATCCACCAGTCACGGAGGTGGGAGAGGATGCCCGCGTCACGCTCAGCATCCGTGGACTCACGGACCGCCTCGACAGTCACGATCCGTCTCCCGCCTCTACGGCGGCCTCGATCATCCGGCGAGCCCGCATTGCGAACTCGAGGATCTCGGGGTCGATGCTGTCGACGCCCACGAGCGGCGTGAGGTAGCCACGCTCGGCGTCCCCGGGGTAGGCGTAGCCGATGCTGCGCCGGTGCGTCGTAAGCTCACCGTCGCTCTGTCGAATGACACGTCCCTCGACGTAGACCATCCACGAGACGCGGCGGTGCCGGCCGCGACCGTAATCGGAGCGGGTCACCTTGACGCGGCTCGGCTTGATCGTGAGGCGGCGGCCGTTGTCGGCGTCGGCGTGCTCGATCACCCACGCGTCGGCGCCGCAGTAGCCGACGATCTCGATGTCGTGAGGCGTGATGACGTAGGGGTCGAGGTCACTCATGCGTCCACCACCATGGGTGCGTAGACACGGGTGAGCATGTCCAGACCGGTGACGAACAACACCCCGTCAGAGGGGATCCAGACGACATGCCCGGAGCCACCGTTCGTGTCCACCGCCCGGTCGCCGAACGTGTCCCGGGCGATGCGGTGGAGGGTGGGTTCGTCGAGGAAGGGGACGAGGCGGGCGATGACTTCCGCGTGCATCTCGTCGGTGAGGGTGCGGCCACCGTCGCCAGCGAACTCGACCCACAGGGCGTATGCGTGGTCGTGGGCGTCCTCCGGCGTGATGTCCCGGGTGTAATTCCCGAGGATGCCGAGGAGGGTTTTCGCGGTGGCGGTGCGGGTGCGCGCCTCCACCATGGTGAGGATGTTGAGGGCTGCCTGGCGGCGCTCCTCGTCGGTTCTGGGATCCACGAACGTGCCCTTTCAGTGGAGGAAGTAGGGATGGGGTGACGCTTTCCGCGTCATGGGGTGTCAGCGGTTGCGGCGGGACCGCACAACATCACGGACAACAGGGGCCAAAAACCAGACCCACACAACGAAACCGACAGGAGCCGCGAACCACGCGGGAAGCTGATCCGGACTGATCACGACGACACCTCCCGAGGGACGTAAGCGGTCGGGAGAATCTCGTCCACCGAAGCGGGGTACATCCCGTACCGCTCCATCACGACGTCGCACGCTTCCTCCGGCGTATCGGCCTCGACCCTGACCGAGCGCCCCGGTAAAGCGCAGATGAAACGTGCAGTCACGACGCCACCTCCTCGGGGAAGATGCGGCGGCCCGCGACGATGCCTTCGTCGAATTTGCTGATGTTGGTCAGCGTCTTGGCCGACTGGAAATACTCACCATTGACGAACCACGCGTGCGACGAGTTGCGGAACATGAGGATCCACACCTCACCTTCGGCGGCGTCGTGCCACGGCTTCGGCTCCGGGTGAGCATCGAAGTAGGCGCGGGCCGCGCCGTAGAGCGTCGGCTCACCCGGATTTGCTTCGTACTGGTCGCGAGCTGCATCGAGATACTGCCCCGTCTTTTCCGAAACCACACGGATGCCGGGCGGACGCACGATGACGACGTAGTCGGGGTTCTCGGGCCAGCGCCACCGGCCCAACCGCTCGTCAGCCTCCGCCTGGAAGAACTCACGAATAGCCTCGAAGTCGCGGTCCTCGAAGACCACGTCACGCGCGTTGGTGCGTTCCTTCGTCAGGCCGAGCACCTCTCCGGAGAAGTGGATTGTGGTGCGGTCCCAGTTGCCGCCGTGGTTCGCCACGCTGATGCCGTTGGATGCGGTGAAGTCGTTCACGACGCCACCCCCACAGGCCGAGCCGCGTACCGGTTGACGAAGTACGCCTGACCCTTGCCCGTGACCTTCGGGGTCTTCGAGATGGTGACGTGCCCGTCACTATGGGTGACGGCGGTTTCCTTCACCCGGAACAGGCCGAGCTCCATCGACCGCTGCGTGGGCATGTTCCAGTCGCTGCCGCGGCGGCGGATGAGGAACCCGTCCGTGCGGAGCATGTCGAACAGGCGGTTCGCGCCGACCGGGATGCCGTTGCCTCGGAGGATCTTCGCGAGGTCACCGACGAGGATGTCCGTGTCGGCCGTGGCAACCGCGTCAGCGAACAACACCTTCGGTGCGTCCATCGCGACCTTCGCCTGCAGCGCCTCACGCTGCTCCACCTCAGCGGCGTACGCGCGCAACGCCTCCGGCAGAGTCTGCGGCACCGCCAACGCGGCCAGCTTGCGACCCATCTCGAAGAACGTGCGAACCAGCACCTTTTTGAACTCCCGCACCTGAGGGGTGTTCCGCTGGAACGTCATCAGCAGAGTCGCCTGCTGCTCGTTCAGGAGCGCGAAGCGGACGGGAGCGTTGTTGTAGCCAGGTCGCGTTTCAAACGCGACCTCCCCGAACTCCGCCAGATCGGTGATGTTCGCGAGGATCAGCTCGAGCACGTTCTTGTGCTGCACACCCGACCCACCGGCGACAGCCTCAGACGAGACACGCATCTCGCCGTCACGCTCGATGACCTGCACAACGGCGGTCATGACTGCCCCGCAGGACGAGTTGCGACGCGGGTCTCAGCGATCCACGCGTCGATCTCGGACTCGAGGTAGATGACGGTGCGGAGGCTGGGCTTGTAATAGGCCGGGCCGCGCCGGTTCTCGCGAAGGTCGGCGAGGATGCCCGGCGTCATGCCCGGTACGCGCTCGCACACCTGCTCGGGCGAAAGCCACACCGGCTGCGTCGTCGCCTTGCGGAGCGCGGTGACGTTGCTCATGCTCCGGCCTCCGCCGAGCGCGCATCCTCCGCTGTGCGGAGGACGAAGAGCGAGTCGAACGAAGCGTGCGGGAATGCCGCAGCGAGCTTCGCGAGGAACTCGTTCGACGCGACGGTCGCGCCCGTCCGCACTCTGCGGAGGGTGGAGTCGTCTACGCCGATGAGACGCGCGAACTCAGCATCGGTCTGGATGCCATGCGCGTCTCTCAGCTTGTCGAGCCGCACAGGATCGACCGAGAGAAAGTGGGTTCTTGCACCCGCGTTAGTGGCTTGCATGCACGTCACGCTACCCCAGGTCTGCCGCGCGTGCAAGCGTCCTGCATGCTCGTTAGCCGGAGCGGGCACACATCGCCGCATTCTTATGTGCGCGTAGCGCGCGTGCATGCACGCAAGGCCCCGTGTAGCGTGGGTCCGTGAGCAATGAGAGCGGCTGGGCGAACTACGTCCGCACTAACAGCAACGGCGACAACAACGCCGTGATCGCCAGCAAGGCTGGCGTCTCTGGGGCTACAGCGGGTCGCTGGGTGAAGGGCGACACCGTAGCGCAGCCCCAGCAGGTGATCGCCTTCGCGCGTGCATACGACCTCAGCCCCATCCCCGGCCTCATCGCCGCTGGGCATATGACGATCGAGGACATCCCCGACGACATCGTCGTGCAGCAATCTGACGGGCTCGACAGTATCGCCACGCGGACGCTGGTCGACGAGCTCGCGCGCCGCATCGACGCCATGGCCGACTATGCCGAATGGGTCGACGCGATCGCGAATGGGTCGCGGTCTCGAGCCCAGCTAGGATCGGCCACCCTTCGCTACCTCGACCCTCGCCGTCCGCCAGTGGCTGTCCGAGGCGAAGACTTCGCAGAGGTACTCTCGCCGCATATTGCTCAGGTCGCGACCCACGGCGACGCCGCCGTTTACAGCATGGGCGACGACTTTTCTGCCGCCCGCCGTCGCCGCAATGTCGGAACCCCCGCGCAAGATGAAGAGGCGTCGGTCAAACAGCCACCCGCAAAGCAGCGGACCGCGGCGAAGAAGGGCACACGGAAGGCTGACCGCGCACCACACGCCGAATGAGGGGGCACGAGGTGAAGGCACTACTGCAGTTCGCAGCCGCACGTGGCATCCGCGTGCACGCCGCCCACCTCGAGCCCGGAATCCTCGGCGAGTGGTACGCCGACGAGAACGAGATCTACTTTGACCTCACCCTCACCCCCAACGAAGCCACCTCAGTGGTCGCTCACGAACTCGGGCACGCGCACTACGGCCACGCCTGCGAGGACGACTCCAATGCCGAGACGCAGGCCGATGAGTACGCCGCACGCCTCCTGATCGACCCCGTTCGTCTCGCCGCTCTCGAGCGCGACGGCGCGACGGTCCATGACATGGCAGAAGACCTGCAGGTAACCGAGGAGCTCGTCGATATCTACCTGACCCGCTGCCTTACCCGCGTCCGCGGGGTCACCTACGCCCACGCCCGGATGGGCGCCGGCCAATGGTCGCACCGCGTCCGCTTCACCATCTAACGGAGACCCTCATGGCCGGATCCATAGAGGCATACGACACCGCCAAGGGGCGCCGCTACCGCGTTCGATACACAACCCCGAGCGGCAAGCGCACCGACAAACGCGGATTCAAGACCAAGCGCGAGGCCGAGATCTTCCGCGCCGAGGTCACCGTCGCCGTGGCCTCAAACGCTTACCTCGACCCCACCCTCGGCAAGAAGACCGTCGGCATGTTCGCCGAGCAGTGGAAGACCGGCCGACTGGCCCGCCTCAAGCCGTCGAGCCGGAACACCATGGAGACCTCCTGGCGAGTGCACGTTGAGCCCCAGTGGGGTGCGCGCGGAGTCGCCAGCATCCGAGCATCAGAGGTAGAGGACTGGGTCAGCGCTCTGCTCTCCCCCACTACGGAACGAAAAGCGCTCAGCGCCCAGACGGTCCGCCGCTGCGTCTTTGTGTTGTCCAGCGTTCTCGCTATCGCCGAACGTGACGGCGTCATCCGGTCGTCGCCGACGAAGGGCGTGCAGCTTCCCGCAAAGCGCTCGAAGCCAAAGCGCTTCCTCACCCATCAGCAGGTGGAGCGCCTGTCGGCCGAGGCACCCGGGAGGGAGACCATCATGCTGTTGCTGGCCTACACCGGCCTGCGCTGGGGCGAGGTTTCAGCACTACGGGTCCGCCACCTCGACATGCTCCGCCGCCGCATGCTCATCGAAGACAACGCCGTCCTGGTGAAAGGCGTCTACGAGATCGGCACGCCAAAGCACGGCAGCGCACGCGAGGTGCCCATCCCGGCCTTCCTGGTGGCACCCATCGCGCGGCTCTGCGAGGACAAGACGCGTGACGCCTTTCTGTTCTCCGACGGCGTCACGCCCATGACCTACCCCCACCGCACCTCAGGTTGGTTCGTCAAGGCCGTCACCGCCGCGCAGAGCGCCGACCGGACCTTCCCGACCATCACACCGCACGACCTTCGTCACACAGCCGCGTCGCTCGCCATCTCCGCGGGCGCCAATGTGAAGGCAGTCCAGCGCATGCTTGGGCACGCCTCGGCCGCCATGACACTCGACGTCTACGCCGATCTATTCGACGACGATCTCGAGGCCGTCGCACAGGCGATGAGCGACGCGCGCGCATCAGCAGTCTCATGAGACGCACATATGCTCAGCGGGCTTGCACAGCAGGGCATATGTGACACAAACTGAGTGTTGTCTCCACCGTGCATCGATCGCGAAGGCGCCGTCTCGCGAAACACACAACATAGACCCCCGACCGAGGTCGGGGGCCCTTGCTTATCCGGACGATCTTACGCTGCAGCCACAGCTTCGATCAGGTGTCGCATTGCGCATTCGCCCTTGCGGTCGATGCACGGGGGGAACGTCGCCCCTACTTCGTGGTGAGTCACCACTCCGTACTGGTCGCTGTAGTTCCCCTTGAACTGCACTCGCTGACCGGTTTTCCATGCCCCATCTGGGCCCAGTGGCATTCGCCTCATGGCGGTACCCCTTTCTTCTTGGTGCGCCCCGGAACCGTTCCAGGGACGACAAAAGGGAGGGTCCCCGCGATGCCGCGGGAACCCTCCGAGTCGGATGTGGGCAGAATGTGGGCAGCAGTGAGCGCGACGCCACGCGCCATACGCTCGCACTTCCCTGCTACCACGCCACCCCTTCCGTTAAATCGCTCTTTGACCGGGGCTTTCAGAAGTCCCAGTCGTCGTCTTCCGTCGCCTCGGCCTTGCCGATGACGTACGACGAGCCCGAGCCACTGAAGAAGTCGTGGTT